CCAGGATCAACCAATCAGGGTGTCAGACTGTCGCCCGACTCTGTTGTATCTGTAACATCAGGCCTGCTTGATGAGCAGCGTAAGCGCGTTGTATCTCATCTACACAAGGCTCTGAAGCCAATTAACCAATTGCGCATGATGGAAGACTCGCTAGTGATCTATCGACTAGCTCGAGCACCAGAACGCCGTATTTTCTATATTGATGTTGGTAACCTTCCGCGCGGCAAAGCTGAAGAGTACATGAAGAACATCATGGCGAAGTATCGCAACAAGGTTGTTTACGATGCATCTACTGGGGCAATCAGAGATGATCGCAAGCACATGTCGATGCTTGAAGACTTCTGGCTGCCTCGTCGTGAAGGTGGCCGAGGCACTGAGATCTCTACTCTACCGGGCGGTGAGAATCTTGGACAGATCGACGACATCATTTACTTCCAGAAACGCCTTTACAGATCTCTCAATGTGCCTATCAACCGTCTGGAACAGGAGGCACAGTTCTCGCTGGGGAGATCGACGGAAATCACGCGTGACGAACTGAAGTTCCAAAAGTTTATCGATCGCCTGCGTCATAGATTTAACGGGCTGTTCCTCGATATTCTCAAGAAGCAACTAATCCTCAAGGGAATCATCACTGAGGAAGATTGGCAAAATTGGGGCGAGCAGTTCTACATTGAATATGCAAGAGACTCTCACTTCACGGAACTCAAAGAAGCAGAACTGCTGCGTGAGCGTATCCAGACACTAGATATGATGCAGCAGTACGTAGGTGAGTTCTTCTCAAAAGAGTATGTATTCAAGAATGTCCTATATTTAACTGACGAGCAAATGAAGGACATGAAGAAGCAGATTGATAATGAAACCAAGGCTGGGGAGATTGGATCGGATGACGATCATATAAACCCCGGCCAACAACCTGATGAACAACAGTAACGGAGTATAAAATGGAAGATATTGAAACCCTAATCGATGCAATCGGCCAGCAAGATTTTGTTAATGCCAATAACATGTTCAATGAGCTTATTGCAGATCGCATGACTGCAGCACTGGATCAAGAAAAGATTGCAGTTGCAGGGCAAATCTTTAATGGTGTGGAAGACACTGACGAAGAAGACGAGCAGTTAGAATTAGCGGATGATGATTTGGACGATACCGAAGAAGATGACGATTTTTCTGATGAAGAAATCGAAGATACTTTAGAAGAAATTGAAGAAGACGATTAATTTTCAAAATATCCAAAGTTATAAATAATTGCAGTTTAAAAATAATTCGATGTCATCATGAAAACGTTTAAACAACTTAGAGAATTCAAAGGTCGACACCCTTCTGGGGAAATGACTTTTAATAAGAAGGTGATGGGCATTCCTGTGATGATTCACAAAGAGAAGTCCGGCTATGTTGTTTATATCGATGGTGACAGATTAGACAGTTATAAGTCGCAAGGCCAAGCTGAGAAGATGGCAATGCAGTTTGTAAAACAATACAAGGGTTAAACCTATGAAGCTGATTGCGGAATACATGGACCAAAACATTGAGGTGCTTACCGAAGCCAAAGAAGGCGGTGGTAAGAACTACTTCATTGAAGGTGTATTCATGCAGTCAGAGCAAAAGAACAGAAATGGTCGCATCTATCCAAAAGCGATCATGGAAAGAGCAGTTGACAAGTATGTCACTGATCAAGTTAAAACTAAGCGCGCAGTTGGTGAATTAAACCACCCTGAGGGTCCAACTGTTAACTTAGACAAAGTATCCCACCTCATTGAAGCTCTAGATTGGAACGGCAATGATGTAGTGGGTAAAGCACGCATTTTAGATACTCCCAACGGGCAGATTGTTAAAGGTCTTCTTGATGGTGGTGTTCAGCTAGGCGTGTCAACTCGTGGTATGGGTAGCCTCGAGCGTCGCGGTAACGCTATGTACGTCAAAGACGATTTTATTCTTAGCACGGTTGATATTGTGCAAGATCCATCAGCACCAACAGCATTTGTAAATGGTATTATGGAAGGTGTTGAGTGGGTCTGGAATAACGGCATTATCGAAGCTCGGGAAATTGAAAAGATTGAGACTGAAATTAAAAAGGCCTCACGTGCGGATCTTTATGAGACGCAAGTTCGTGAGTTTAAGAATTTCCTCTCGTTGCTGAAATCTAGAACATAAGGAGTCAGACATGACTGATCAAATCCAAGAGCAGGATGTTGAGCTCGATGAAATCGACGAGATCGAAGAAGCTCACGATCCAAAGAATGCAGAGGCACAATCTGTAGCTTCTGTTTCTAGCGCCGAAGACAAAGGCCCAACTGCTAAGAAGCGCAAGGGCGACAAGGACGTCGGCGACAAAAAGATGCCAAAGACAAAAGCAGGCATGATCAATGCAGCATACCAGGCAATGTCAGGTATGAAGAAAGAAGAGCTGGCAAGCCGTCTTGCTAAGTTCATGGGAGAGGACGTAGAAGTTGAAGAGCTTCAGTCCATGGGTGAATCAGCAAAGGTTGACATTGACGTTGACTTCTCCGCTGACCTAGATGCATTGGTTGAATCTGAGGCAACTCTTTCCGAAGAGTTTAAAGCCAAAACTGCTGTAATCTTTGAAGCAGCTGTTAAATCAAAACTTTCAGAAGAAATCGATCGTCTGGAAGAAGCATATGCAACCGAACTCGAAGACGAGAAATCAGCTATCAAGGCTGATCTTGTTGAGAAGGTTGACAGCTACCTCAACTACGTGGTTGAAAACTGGATGGAAGAAAACAAGCTTGCAGTGCAGGCTGGTCTCCGTACAGAGATTGCTGAAAACTTCATGAACAGCCTCAAGGATCTATTCGTTGAGTCATACGTTGAAGTGCCAGAATCAAAAGTCGACCTAGTAGACGAACTAACCACTGCTAATGAAGAGCTCGAAGAGCAATTCAATGACGCAATGAGCAAAGCTATGTCTCTTGCAGAAGAGCTAGAAGAATACAAGCGTGAAGCAATCATCCGTGAAGCTGCACGTGGTCTAGCTGAAACTCAAGTTGAAAAGCTTAAGTCTCTTGTTGAAGACGTAGACTTCGAAGATGAAGACACCTTCGCTAAGAAAGTATCAACCATCAAAGAATCTTACTTCACCAAGAAGGCAACCGAAACTGCCGATCTTACCGAAGAGACTGACGACGCTGTTGAAGCTGAAGTCACTGACGTAATGTCTGCTTACCTAAATCAAATCAGAAAATCTGCTAAGTAAGGAGTCCTTTAAATGGAAACTTATGATCGTCTAGTGGAGAAGTGGGCACCTGTTCTTAACGAAGACACTGCCGGCACCATCTCCGACAACCACCGCAAGTCTGTTACTGCGGTTGTCCTCGAAAACACTGAAAAGGCTCTTCGTGAAGAGCGCGCTCAGATGAACTTCCTCTCAGAATCACCAGCAACTTCTGTTGGTAATTCTTCTGTTGCTAACTGGGATCCAGTTCTGATCTCACTCGTGCGCCGCGCAATGCCAAACATGATGGCATATGACGTTTGCGGTGTTCAGCCAATGACTGGTCCTACCGGCCTTATCTTCGCGATGAAGGCACGTTACACCACCGGTGAAACAAGCTCAACTGAAGCTCTGTTCAACGAAGCTGACACCACCTTCTCTGGTGACTCTTCTGCAACTCAGTCTGCTGACGGTTCTGGCCTAAGCGGTCTGACCGACTCAAACGGCGACTCAAGCATTGACAACGACCGTACTGGCCCAACCTGGGGTGGTGGTATGTCAACTGCTAAGGCTGAACTTTCTGGTGCGTTCCGCAACATGGGCTTCACCATCGAAAAAGCAACCGTTACTGCGAAGTCACGCGCGCTAAAAGCTGAGTACAGCCTCGAGCTTGCACAGGACCTGAAAGCAATCCACGGCCTTGATGCTGAAACCGAGCTTTCAAACATTCTTTCAACTGAGATCCTTGCAGAGATCAACCGTGAGGTTATCCGCACAATCAACTCTCAGGCGAAGACTGGTGCAACCACAACCAACACTGCAATCAACGGTATCTTCGACCTTTCAACCGATGCTGATGGTCGCTGGTCAGTTGAAAAGTTCAAGGGTCTTCTAGTTCAGCTAGACCGTGAAGCTAACCAAATCGCGAAGGACACCCGTCGCGGTAAGGGTAACGTTGTAATCTGTTCTTCAGACGTTGCAACCGCCCTAGCAGCTTCTGGTGCTCTTGATTACGCACCTGCACTTTCAACCAACCTAAACGTTGATGATACCGGCAACACTTTTGCTGGTGTTCTTAACGGTCGCATGAAGGTCTACATCGACCCATATGCATCTGCAGACTACATCACCGTTGGTTATAAGGGCACAAACCCATATGACGCTGGTGTGTTCTACTGCCCATACGTGCCTCTTACCATGGTGCGTGCGGTTGGTGAAAATGACTTCCAGCCAAAAATCGGCTTCAAGACTCGCTACGGCATGGCTTCAAACCCATTCGTTGGCAACACTCCTGCAGACGGTCTTGCAACTGCGAAGACAAACCAATATTATAGGATTTTCCGCGTAGACAACATCCTACAAGCATAATAAGTAGGGACAACCTACAACTAGGGGCG